CGCCACCTTATAACATATAAAAGAGTAGAAGTGCTAATACCAACCGTAGTCTATCACTCTCGATTTGCATGGAACATCAACCAATCTGTGTTTATATACTGTCTCTTATCCCTGAGTCTTCATATGTAATATGGTCTAATATTACCCTTTTGAAACATCTGTGTATTCATTTGAGATAGAGTATTATCCTTCTTTAAACGGTAAATCATAGAGACCAACAAATGGATAAAAATGGCCGCCTGCCACAAACAAATTACAATCAATACTAGGTCTCCATCCGTTTAAGTAATAATGCACATCCAAACATAGTATACTAACTTTACATAATTTATTTAATTATAAGTTCTTTATAACTTCAAATTCACATGTTTATTCAAACTCTTAAATAGTCCCTTAAAATGGTTCCCGAAACTCTGGCATCAAATGTCTAATAGATTAATGACAATTCTTAACCTGCCTATAACTCTCTAAATTCTACTCATAGTATGCTCGATCGTACTGCTCTATATTGGGTCTAACTGGTACAAACACCACTCGTTTTTTGAACCAATCTTTGGCCCTTTCAACTATGTCCTCATCAACAACATACTCATCATCCTCGTTCTTTGTATACACGTCGTAAACTTATTTAAAAAAATCAAACAATAAAGTCTTAATCTATTAAAATTTACTCCCTAAATCAATAATATAATGTATCATTTCATCTTTAATATCTATTGGAGTTTTGAAAATGATGCTCAAACACATATTTAACGCCTCTATTATCATTAAATTTATTGAGTATCTCATACAGGGATGGCCACTACTTTGGTTACAACTTTTTTCTAATGTTTCTCTTGATACATCGAATCCGTATTTATTTAATATGAGTAAAAAATCTTTAGAGAGAGGGCCCCTAGGCATGGCAACTATTTTTGTTGAATTTTTACTGCCAACAGTTCTGAGCGATGGATTCCCTTTAGTGGATTTTATGGGTAATGTACTAACTTGAGTACTGTATATGGATGCTATTAATTATTATCCCAAGTGAAGAACAGCTGTCTCAAAGATTCCATTGATATTAAATTCAATACGAACTGTATTCATCATTCTCTTAAGTATGTCTTTTAAATCAGCTAAACAAACTTTTTATTTTTATTAGACATCCAATTTGATTTTATTTATATCATCGGACCACTAACGAAACATTACTCGGGATTTGTTTTAAATATCTTCCCAATTCTCATGAGCCCACTCAGTGTCATAATCTGAGATATACCTCCTAAAATTCTATATAATCTTTGAACCCTAAGATTCTATAATATTAATTTCTTCCTCACTAGACCGGATATCAATAGTTTTTTCATATCTCATTTATAGACTACTTG